GGGCGCTATCCCGAGCGCATCCTCTCGTGGTTTCTGGATCGCTATCCCGACAAATTCCAGCACGAGTACCTGACCAAGTACGCGGGCTTCGGCTACACCCACTTCTATTTGTCGCCGCCCGATTCCTTTCAAGGCTTCGGGCGCACGCTGGCGCAGTTCAAAGACACCTGCAAGCTGGTGAAACAGTACGTGCCGTATGTCGGCCTGAACCTCGCGTCGAAGCTCTATCAGCCGCGCGACATGACCGCCGACGCGTTTCAGGCGTATGTTGATCCGCTGCTCGATGCGCTGCTCGATGTCGGTGACGAATTCGTGCCCGCGTGGGAATACGATCTGTGGAACATCCCCGGCCCGAATGCGGTCACGATTCACAAACACGTCGGCGACCGCGCGCACGCCGCGGGCAAAACGTGCTGGCAGCACTACTCCGCGCACGTGACGTCATGGTTTGCCGATGGCGATTCGCGCGGGCGCTTCGGCTGGTATGACGACCTGGGCCACTCCACCAACGGGATCAACTATCAAGGCGATCCCAACTGGACGACGCAAGACGCGTGCGACCGCGCGGTCGATACGTTATGGCAGTTCGCGCAGCAAGGTTACGGTCACAAGTTCCGGTACTGGGAAGACCTCGCCACGCTGATGTTCGATGGCAACCCGCAGTCGGATTTCATCAACGGCGTGTGGGTGCCGCGCGGTCCGGCGATGACACCCGAGGATGCGAACTGCCGCGGCTGGTATCTCGCGTGCACGTTCGACAACGTGAAAGGGACCGACGGCAAAGTATGGGGCTTCGGCAACGGCGGCCGACACCCGGACGGGTCACGGATCTGATCGCGGGTCTATTGCTGGCGATGCTGGCGAGCGGCTGCGGGCTGGAAAGCGATCTGAAACATCGCCTCCACCTGCGGTCGCTGGTCTGCGCCGATGGCTGGCCGGTGAAACTGTTACAGGACTCGCGCTGCCCGGACGGGATCTGCGGCTACACCTGCGCACCAGGACGATGGGCCGATGTCGTCACACCTTGAATCCGACGTAGAACAAATCGCCGCGCGCCGTGGTCGCCAGATGTGTCCCGCATAATCCGGCAGCCGCGGCCCACGTCGCCACCTCCGCGCCAGAACAATTCCGGTAAAACTCACCCGGCCGCAACGGGCCACCATCGCGCGCCGAATGCGGTGCCCTGCCCGTGGTGGCACAAGTCACGATCACGATCCCATCGGTCGCGATCATCTGCCCGATTTGCGCAAAGATCGCCGCGGCCTCTGCGGTGTGCTCCAAGACTTCGCAACAGACCACCGTGTGAACTTTGACCGCGGGCACGAATGCCGCGGCATCGGCGACGACATCGACGCCGGGCCCCGCGATCAGATCGACTCCGATATACGGCGGCGCGCAGGCGGCGAACAAGCCGCGGACGCTGCCGTTGATGTCGCGCGATCCGAGTTCGATCACCGGGCCGTGTGGCTGATAGCAAGCCACCGCCCATTGGACAAACGCAAAGGCTTCCGCGTGCATCAGGCCACCACCATGTCAGGATCTTCCGCCGCTTCGGGCGCGGTCGTGCGGATGGCGAGGTTCCACGCAATCGCCAGCCCCACAATCGGATCGATGCGCCCGCGGCTGCGCTTTTTGACCGGATAGATATTGTCTTTCCCGTCGCGCTGCACCACCACGTTGCCCGCGCACCAGAGCATCAACGGATCGCGCTCCGCATCGACTTCGCCCGCGAGCACGGCCGCTTCGAGGGCCAGACAGCCGCTCGACATCCCCGGATACGATTGCGGCACTTCGAGAATTTGATCGACGTCGAAGCCATCATCGCGCGTCAGTTGCGTGATCAACTGGTCGGCGTGCCACGGGTCGAAGCCCACGCGCACAATCGTCGCGTCCTGGCGCAGCTCCCTGAGCGCCGCGCGGATGACTTGGTGATCCACACGCGTGCCCGGCACCGGCAACAGGTAGTGCGCCGCGGCCCATTCTTCGTAGGGCGCCCGGTCGCGCCGCGCCCGCTCTTTCATCGTCTCGGCAGGCGTCCACACCCAACGCCGCACACACCAGCGCGCCCGCGTCGGCGTGGGCGGAAACAACGCGATCATCGCCGTCAGGTCCAACTTGGCCGCGAGGTCGATGCCAACAAAGCACGGATCACCCGGCAGTAAATCGAGCGCATCGGTTTGCCCTTTGCGCCAGCCATCGAGCGACAGCCACGGCTGTAACGTGTTCACCCAGAGATTCAAATGCTTCTGTTGATAGGCGGCGGCGGCGCCCGTGATGCCGAGCGCTTTGATCACTTTCGTGCGCAGGTCTTCAGGGTTCACCGAGATCCCGTAATTCGGATTCGCTTTGCGCGCCGTGGTGTCGAGCGTCCAATCATCCTCGGGGTCGGCGTGCGCGATGAACGCGAAATAGGTTTCATCGACCAACGCGCGCTCGAGAATTTGACAGGCGTAATTGTGTTCGTGGCCGCACGGCGAGTTCGGGTCATCGCCCGCGGTCGTGATTTTGAAGATCACCGGCTGGCGGCGCGCGCCCGTCGCGGTTTCGAGCACATCGATCATCCCGCGCGTTTTGTATTTGTGAATCTCGTCCAAGCTGATGAAATGCGGGTTGAGCCCGTCCATCGAATCTTCGTCGGCGCCCAGCGGTTCGAGTTTCGAACTGGTGACCTCCCGAAAGAGGTTCGATTTCAGCACCGCGATCCGCGTGCGCAGGCCGCTCGATACCACCAGTTGTTTCGCGTCCCCGAACACGATCCGCGCCTGATCTTTTTTGGTCGCGGCGCAGTAGCCCTCGGCCCCGGGCTCGCCATCGAAAAACGTGACATACACCGCGACGACGGCATCTTCGAGGGACTTCCCTTGCTTGCGCGGTAGTTCGTTATACGAATGCCGGAAGCGCCGATAGCCCGTTTCGCAGTGGACCCAGCCGAACAGCGAGCCGAGCCGGAACACCTGATGCGGTTGCCAGCGAATGTACTGGCCCGCCCACTCGCCTTTGTAGTGTTTCAGTTGTTCGCCGAAGCGGAGAAACCGATTGACCAGATCGAGGTCGAGGCGAAACGGAAACGCGCGCGTGGCTTCGCGACTGCGATCAAACTCGTGACGGGCGCACGCAAGGCGATGGAATTTGCCCGCGGGCACGTGCCCACGTAACACCGTTCGAGCGTACCCATCCATCTCATGTCGCGCCACGCGGCGCCTTTCCTGGGTTAGTGATCGTGTCGCGGCGATGCCGCCGGCGGCGGCGCATCGAATTCACCGAACGGGTCGGCGTCGGGCGCGGTGACGGTGACGCGGGATCGGCTCGATGGCGTCAACCCGAGCTCCGGCCAGAGTTTCGTACAGCCCGACAAGGCCTTCGTCGCAATCGCGAGATACGGATTCGGAATCGGATACCCGTTCGGCGTTTGAATGACCATGCCCGACGTGCGGACGCGATCCATCGCATCGAGGTACCGGGCCCATTCGAGACAGAGCGCCAGCAGCGCGGCGCGGTCGGCATCGCTGATCTGTCGGGCTTTGTGCAGCATGGGCGCCAACCGCTGCCATTCGGCCAGCGCCGTGGGCACCGCGGCCAGTTCGGGCGGGTCCGCGCGCCACGTGTGGTCGGACGTGGGCGGTTGTGGTTCGTCGTGGTTCATGGCCCGCTTGCCCGGGTTCCCTTCCAACCGGCGGCGCCATGAGGGTAACGGCTTGCGCCCTGCGCCCATGGTTAAAACAATCCCGCCACCGGCCGCAGCGCGATCCGCCGCGGCGTCGGATACTCGCGGACGATGGCGCCATCGAGTTCGATGCCCATCTCGGTGCGCGGCGCCGCCGACTGTTTGAAAAAGAACGCCGTGCCCTGGCGCGTGGCCTTCTGCCGCAGCTCGCGCACCCACGCATGATCCATCGGCCGGAAGTCTGGCCCAGATTCGCCGCCGACGATCAGCCAATCGATCTTGCGGAGGTCTAACGACGGCATCGGCCCGAGCACAGGTTCGGCCGAAATGAACCGTACCGCGGCCGGAATCTCGCGCAAGCGGTCGGCGCGGTACGTGTGCCGGTCGTTTTCGATGCTCACACCGAGCCAGACGTTGGGATACCCGCGGCCCCAATCGGCGGGCAAATGGTCGGCAATGCGATCATCGCGCTTCGTGAGGATCTGAAAATGCAGATTCGGGCAGGCGCGGACGACGGCCCACGCCTCGGCGCGCCACGCGTCCGCGGTCGGATGGAACCAATCGGACCATGAACACGTGAACACGCGCTCGATGCGCTTCGCGGCCGCGGCCTCGCGCTGCCACTTGGCGGGCTGGCCCCACGTTTTCGTCCGGACCACCACGGTCGGGTCTTGGCCGTAGCGCTCCTGCGCCGTGAACATATAGCAATGCGCGCAGCCCGGCGACACTTTGTCGCAGCCGCGCCACGGGTTCCACGTGCGTTCGGTCCACGCGATGATCGTTTGTTCGCTCACTTAGGCTCCTTCGGCATAGTAGCCGCTTTCTTTTTCCGGAATTGCTCCCGGCGCGTTTGCCAGCGCCAGCCGTGCGCGCCGCAACTGACATCGAGGGCGCGATCCGCGTGCCCGCCGACGACCGGCTCGCCGCAATGCGCGCACACCCGCCGCGGGCGCCCCGCTTTTTTGGCGTTCTGTTTTCTCGCCCGCTTCTGGCGGGCCGTGTTCGCGAGTCCACCAAGGCGCCCGAGGACGGCCGCGGCGTTTTCTTCCGTGATAGTTTTTTTGGCCATAGTTAGCGCTTTAATTGTAGCAGTGAAATGCAGGCGGCGGCGGCGAGAATGCAGGCGCGCGGACTGCCGCGACTGCCGCGATGATTCGCGGCGGCGGCGGCTTTCGCGGGCGGCGGCCGAGCGGCGGCGGGCGGCCGGTCCTGGGTTCGCGGCGGGCGGGCGGCTGGGCGGCTGGCGGGCGGCTGGGCGGGCTTGCGGGGCGGCTGGCGGGCGGCGAGCGCTGGCGGGCGGCTGGCGGGGCTTGGCGGGCGGCTGGGCGGCTGGCGGCGGCTGGGCGGGCTTGCGGGGCGGCTGGCGGGCGGCGAGCGCTGGCGGGCGGCTGGCGGGGCTTGGCGGGCGGCTGGGCGGCTGGGCGGCGAGGGCGCCGCCCTTGCGAGGGCGGCGCCGGATGGGGTTAGCTGGCGCGGCGGGCGGTCTTGGCGGGCTTGGCGGGCTTGGCGGCGGCGCTGAGCGCTTTCGCAAGTGCAACGATGTCGGCGGCGGGCTTGCCAGCTTTGGCGGCGGGCTTGGCGGGCGGCGCGGCTGGGGCGGGTGCAGGCGCGGCGGCGGCGAGCGCTTTCGCTGCGCGGTTGCGGTTGTATGCGCTGTTGGCATCGGCGCGGCGGGTCGCCCACGCTTGCTTAGCGGCGGCGGTCCGGGCGGCGGCGAGGTCGGCCGATGCAATCGGCGCGACTGGGGCGGGCGCAGGCGCGGCGGGCGCAGGCGCGGCGGCGGGCTTTGCCGCTTTGCGGGCGGCGGGCTTGGTGCCGAGCGGCGCGACGTTCGGCGCGGCTGGCATGGTGGCGGCGGGCTTGCGGGCGGCGGTCGGTTTCGTTTTCTTCACGGGTCGATTCTCCTGAAATTCTGAGCGGCGATATGGCCATCATCAGGCGGCGAGTTACGCCGCGAGCCCCGCGCGGGGCTTT